TCCAAGAAAGACGCCGAGGACGAAACGCCCGTCGGCAGCCCCGGCAGCGAATCGGGCAAAGGCATTGGGCCCATGGGGGACGCGTCGAACAACGTCGGCTACAGCCAGGCCGTCGCCGAGTGCAAACGCTTCACGCAGGCGTTCGGTCCGCAGGGGGGCGTCTGGTTCGCCGAGGGGAAGACGTTCGGCCAGGCGCAGGACCTGTTCGTCGCCGACCTGAAAAAGGAAAACGGCGAATTGCGAAAGCAGAACGAGCAGCTCGCCGCGAAGACCGGTCAGAAGCGGGGCCTGTCCGAGCCGCTCAACGTGGGCGGCCAGTCGTCGAGTGCCAGCCCGGAGCAGGACAAAGCCGCCCAGCGCCTGCAACAGAACCTGGGCAACGGCCTCTCGCGTTTCGCCGCCGGCCTGCAGGAGCAGCTCGGCAAACCCAGTCGCAATTGATCGCCGCTGAAAACTGACCACGGATCACTGACCAACCTCAACATGCCTTAACGCTGTGAAGCGCCAGGAGCAATCATGGGAAACCCGACCATCCTCGACATCGCCATTATGAACGGTTCCGACATGACGGTCGGGCTCGTCGAGGAAACGATCAAGGCCGTCCCCGAAGTCCGCGTCGGTGCCGCGCGGACGATCGACGGCATCAACTTCAAGACGCTGGTGCGCACTGCCCTTCCCACCGTCGGCTTCCGGGCCGCCAACCAGGGGGCCGCGGTCTCGAAGGGGACGTATGAAAACCGTCTCTTCGAAACGTACCTGTTCAATCCGCGCTGGGAGTGCGACAAGGCGATCGCCGACATGCACGAGGACGGCCCGGCCGCGTTCATCGCGATCGAGGCGCAGGGCATCATGGAAGCCTCGTGGCAGTACCTGGGCCTGCAGTTCTACTACGGCGCGAAAGCGACGACGACGTCGAACGCCAACGATACGTTGGGCAACCCGGGGCTCTGCCAGTACGTCGACAGTGGGATGGTGATCGACGCGACGGGCAGCACTGCCAATTCCGGCACGTCGGTCTGGGCCGTGCGGTTTGGGCCTCGCGACATTCAATGGGTCTACGGCGGCAATGGCCAGCTCGCCTTGAACCCGCTCACCGAAATGCGCGTGCTGGACGCGAACAGCAATCCGTATACGGCCTACGTCCAGGAAATCCTGGCCCGCCCCGGACTGCAGTTCACGCGCAAGTACTCGGCCGGCCGCATCAAGAACATCACGACGCAGAACGGGAAGGGCTGTACCGACGCCCTGATCGCCCAACTGCTCGCGAAGTTCCCGGTCGGTCTGCCGCCTGATTACCTGCTGATGAACCGCACCAGCTTGCAGCAGTTGCAGGCGTCGCGCACGGCGACGACCCCCACCGGTGCGCCGGCCCCGATCCCGCAGGAATCGTTCGGCATCCCGATTCTGCCCACCGACTCGATTTTGAGCACGGAGCCGATCGCCTGACGCCTGACGCGAAGAGGCAAGCCACATGGCACGCCTCTCTCCGAAGCGGGAACGTCGCCCGACGTTCCCACTTCGGTTCGCCTGAATCGGGCCCCTTCAATTTGCCAGGGCCTCTTCACGACTTCCAAGGAGACATATCATGGGACAAGGCTTCGGCGTCCGCGACGCCAATTTGAAACTGACGCTGGCGTTGCCCAGCGCGGCCAGCACGACGGTCAACACCAACACCAGCCTCGACACCGAGTGTACGAGCGCCGGCGACTTTGTGGCGAATACCGAATTGCTGCTCAGCGCCCCCGTGCTCAACACGACGGTGCTGCCCGATACGAAGACGATGACATACAACCTGATCGCCAGCGCCAATTCCAACATGGCCGGCGCCGTCGTTGTCCTCAACCAGGTCATCGTTCAGACCGGGGCCGCCGGGGCCGGTGCCGCGGCTGCCACCGCGCGCGTGCGGCTGCCGACCGACATCACGAAGACGTACGGCCGTTACGTCGGCTTGCAAGCCGTCTCGGGCGCGAACACGACGACCGCGGCCGCCTCGAGCGGCACGCTTGAAATGCTGTTCTAAGAGCAACCGACCAATCCGCGCGGGGAGCGTCAACGTCGTGAGACGCCTCGCCACCCCGCCGGATTGGCGTTTTGCCCTGCTGTCGTTGAAACGGTTGCTCTCTCACCAGGTTGCTCACATGGACACCCAAATTTCAAATCAGATCGACCCTCGCCTCCTGGCGCTCCCGCGCCGCGTTTTCCTGGCGTGCCCGACCTATGGCGGGATCGACCCGGAGAACCACATGGCCAAGGCCGCCGTCCTGCGCAAGCGGGGCGTCGAAGAACACATGGGGGGCGGTTCGTTGCTGGCCCGTGTGTTCAACATGCTGTGGTGTGAGGCGCTCAACTCGCGCGCCGAAATGGCCTGGACGCACTTCGTGATGCTGCACAGCGACATCGCCCCCGAGCGCGGCTGGCTCGACAAGCTGCTCGACGAAATGGACCGCGTCGACGCCGACGTGATGTCTGCCGTGGTGCCGATCAAGGACAATTCGGGGAACACGTCGACGGCGCTGCTCAACGCGGCCGGCAACGAAGTCCGCAAGCTGAACGAGAACGACCTGGCGGCCCTGCCGGCGACGTTCGACGGCTCGTACTTTCCGGACGAAACGCTGCTGGTCAACACGGGAGTGCTGGCCGTGCGGTTCACCGAACCGTGGGTCGAGAAGTGCTGGTTCGAGATCCGCGATCGGATCGAGAAGCGTCCCGATGGCACGTTCGAAGCGATCGGCATGAGCGAGGACTGGAATTTCAGCATCCAGTGCCGCGGCCTGGGCCGCCGCGTGTTCGCGACGCAGACGATCGGCCTCACGCACTACGGCCGCATGGGTTTCGCCCGTGAAGCGCGGGCCGTCGACGTTCCCGTTCCTGAACCGGAGCTCGCGGCATGTCCATGATCCAGCTCGCCCTGGCGGGGGCCCTGGCCAGCGTCCGGGCCGCGGCCGGCATCAGCATCGTCTACAGCGACGGCGCGCACCCCGTCACGATCAACGCCGGCGTCGGCCAGACGCTGTTCGAGATCGCCGACGGTGAAGTGATCGTCGAGACCTGGACCAGCCGGGACTTTCTCATGGCGCGCGCCGATCTGGTACTCAACAACGTGGCCGTGCTGCCGGCGAAGGGGCACACCATCGTCGCCACGATCAACGGCGTGTCGAAGACGTTCGCCGTGCTGGCCCCCCAGGGGAAGCAGGTCTACGAGTTCAGCGATCCCGGCCAGACGCAGCTCCGCGTCCACACGAAGGAGATCGTCTGATGGGCCTGTTTGCGGGAGGCAATCCGTTCAACTCGACGACCGGCGTCCTGACGCTGTTCGCGGGGGCCGACTACAAGGCAGCCGACGGCAACGCGGCCGTGTTCACGAACGCGGCCGGCAACTGGCAGAGCCTGGCGGGCGCGTCGATTCTGCTGGCCGTGTTCAACAATAATCTGCCGCTGGCCAAGGCCACGTCCGGGGGCGTAATTCCCCCGAGCTGGTTTCCGCCGCCGCTCATAGCGCCGCTTGCCGGCAGCGTGATCGTGCCAACGGGCGCAGGGCAGCAGGTATCGATCGACATTCCCAGCGCCTCGACCAGCGTGCGGCCCTGCGCGTCGCCGACAGATCTGTATTCCTTCGCGCTGTCTGCCACGCTGGCCGACGGCAACACCGTTCCGCTCTGGAGCGGCCCCTGCAACATCCTGGGGGCTGGCTCATGAGTAATTCTCGATCGATCGACGTGGCCGCGGCCGTCGTCAGTCTGCTCAACAGCGGGCCCGTGCAGGCCGGCCTGTCGCAGGCATTCACGGCCGTGCGCGCATACCGCCCTTTGTTCGATCTGACCCAGCACAAGGCCGGCCTCAAAGTGAGCGTCGTCCCCGTGTCGCTCGACACGGACGCATTCAGCCGCGGCAAGGTCCGGGAACTGGTATCGGTCGACGTGGCCGTGCAGAACTGGGTCGACCCGAACAGCGAGACGGCGCAGTGCGACGCGCTCATGTGGCTGGTCGAGCAGATCAAGGAAGTGCTGGAGGCCCCCGGTGCGCTCGTGCTGGCCGACGCGCCGACCGACTGCGGCTGGCAGGGGACGTCGACCGACCCGCTGTTCGAGCAGGATCATCTGCTTCATGAATCGGTGTTCACCTGCGTCCCGACGTTCGCGTACCTCACGCGGAGGGCGCGATGAAGGTCAACCAGACGAAATCGTTCTTTTTCGACCGGGCCCGCGTGCTCAAAGCGGCCGACGCCCAGACGCGCCAGGTCCTGTCGAAATTCGGCGCATTCGTCCGCCGCACGTCGAAAGGCCTGATCCGCAAAGGGAAGAAGGCGGCCAAGCCGGGCAACCCGCCCCACTCGCACTCGGGCCTCTTGAAGAAGTTCATTTACTTCTCGTGGGACCCATCCGCCAGGTCGGTCGTGATCGGCCCCGCCAAGCTGAACGGCGCGGGAACGGGGCAGGCTCCCCGCGCGCTGGAAAAGGGGGGCACGAGCACGATCAGCTCGCGGGCCAGGATCCCCGGCAAGTTCGTGACGATTAACCACAAGCGCGTTCCGGCCCTGACAACCAACCGGGTCAAACGCACCGTCCGCATCGCCGCCAGGCCTTACATGGGACCCGCCGTGGCGAAGGAACTCCCGACCCTCCCGCGCGAATGGAGCAAAGGCGTCCGCAGCTCGTAGCACGCGAAACACCAAACACGAAACACCAACCGAAGTCTCAGTCTCCCGTGACGGGAAGAGGAGCACACGATGAGCGCAGCCAACCCGAATTACGTCGGCCTCGACATGGACTCGTATTACAACTCGGCCACGCCCGGGGGGAATACGCAGACGTGGGTCCTGATGAACAACATCAAGGACCTCAAGCGCGGGTCCAGCATGGCGGAAGCCGACCTGTCGGTCCGCGACAGCAGCGCCGGCGCGAACGCCAAGCTGGCGCTCAAAGAGCCCGGGCTGATGGAGAAGACGATCGAGTTCGACATCACGACCGACGAAAGCGACGCCGTCTACGCGTACCTGCGGACCGCCTACGAGACGCGCGCGCCGGTCGAGCTGGCCCTGGCCAACGGGCCGATCGGCACCGCCGGCACGGTGGCCAGCGGCGGCACGGTCAACTGCGTCTACCTGCGGATCGTCCTCAAGATTTTCGGGTTCGACGAAGACGAGCCCAACGAAGGGGGCACGTTCACGCACGTGACGCTCAAGCCCTGCAAGCAGACGCAGACCAACCGCCCGACGCGCGTCACCGTCGCCTGACGTCGCGGGCCGTCGCCGTTGTCCGTTGCCATTTATTTCCTGGGAAATATCCATGCGCCTTTTCAAAGATTCGCAGGGGCAGGACTGGACGCTCAGCGTCTCAGTCGGCGCGATCAAGCGCGTCCGCGCCCTGACCGAGCTCGCCGGCGACAAGATCGACCTGTTGCGCCCCGAAGACGGCGACCCGTCGCTCGTCGAGCGGCTGATCGACCCCCTGTTCGTCTGCGACCTCGTGTACTGCCTCGTGAAGCCGCAGGCCGACGGCCTGGGGATCGATGACCAGGCCTTCGGGGAACGGATGGTGGGGCCGGCGATCGGCGCGGCCATGACCGCCCTCTACGACGAGTTGATTGATTTTTTCCTCTCGATCGGTCGCACGCACCTGGCGGAGCTGCTGAAGACGCACAAGGCGATTGTGCAGGCGATCGTGGACGAAGCGACGAGCCAGGTGCAGCAGGAGAATCCGAGTCTCAAGACGTCGACCCCGACGAGCTCATCGACCAGCTCGCCGGCATCGTCGGCGTCGACCCCGACCCCCTCACTCTCCGGCAGCTCGACCGCATGTGCCGCGCCCGGAGATTCGACGATTGGGACCGCGTCAGCCTGCTCGCCAGCCTCATCCACAACAGCGCCCCCGGACGGCGGGGGCTGAGCCCCAGTTACTTCAATCCCTTTGTGAAAGCCGCGCTGCCGAAGATGCGACGCATCCGGGACCCCGCTGTGCTGGGCCGCGAATTCGGTGCACTTTAGTCGGCA